CAAGTACGTCTTTGTTAAACATTATTTACGTTTACCTTTCTTTACCTTCTTATAAGGTACTTTCTTTGCCTTCCCTTTGGAAGAGCTTGTTTGTAATTTAGGCATTGGCACTCCCTATACCTGTAGTCTGTCCACTAATAATAGCACCAGCTTGACCAGTACCTCCACCAGCGAATCTAGATATTCTTCGTTGCTTTCTACGTTCTAACATATCTTTTAATTCTAAAGCATCATCCTCGCCAGCTATATCAATACCAAATTGTGAGCTAACACCATGTGTTTCATACTGTAAATTAGTATCCTCACCTACTTGTTCAGCGAACAAAGCTTCTTCTTGTTTAAGACTAGCGAAAGAGTTCCATACTTGAGCCTGAGATAAACCAAGATCAGCTATCTGATTAGCCATCTCTGCGTTCCAACCTTCATCCAAACCAGCTACCATCTTACCCCAACCACCTACTTCAGCAGTTTCTATATCATCCTGAACTGATGCCCAATCCTGAGTAGGATCTAAAAACATTTTCATCTCAATAGATTTAGCCCACGTTGGCGAATACCATTGCATCAATGTTTCTTGAACTTCTCTAGGCACAGAATAAGTAATACGTTCTGCTTCAGTTAGCCTTTCATTGACTTCAGGCATACCTACATTATTCTCAATAAGAGTTGTTATTAGATCCCTGTGTTCACCCGTAGTATATTCCACACCGAACTGTTTCAAAGAAGTACCTACATCCTTTTCAAAAGCAATGTACTCACCCGGAGTTGGAATGTTTTTCTCTCCACGTTCCCTCATGTTAGCAATAGCAGGGAATCTTTCTTTGAAAGCTGGCTGGTCATACATTTCTAATAGCGCACGTTCAGCAGTAAAAGAAGAATCTGCTTTAAATTTTGCATGAGCCCAATTCCAAAGAGTAGTAATATTTTCTGTACTCATCCCTGCGTTGCGTAAAGCAAGCATGAATGCATCTTGCATTCTGTTAATAATACTTTCCGTAGACTCAACCTTTGGAGTGCCAACAATTTGGATAGTGCCGTCACTATAAACATATGTTACTGTCCCATCATCATTGTAAATAGTTTCAGTTATTGTCTTAGATGGAGAGTAAGGATTGATAGTACCCGGATGTTTGCCACCTGACTGGATCACTGTTCCAGCGATATCGCCGCCTAGTTCCACAGCCGCTTCTGCCTGAGCAGTAGTCATACCAAATGTTTCTTCTAACTGGTCTACACCGACACGATATTTTAAAATATCACTACGGATTTGTTCAGCGGCTTCCCAACCTCTGCCACGGCCACCGTCAACCGTGCCACCTATTTCTCCAGCCCATCGTGCAATATCCTCTTGAGTAACAGCAGATTTTAAATTGCCTTGACCTACTGCCCCTAACCTCTCAATAGTTTGAGCTAAAAGATTTAACGGATCCATCTCATCTACATCTAAACCCGGAACTGCTCTAGCTAAATCAAAAAGATTATCTGCCATTAGTAACTACTCCTAAACATACGTGCCGCCCCTGTAATAAAGTCATTGTGAAAATCTTTTGATTCGTTAGAATACTGAAACTTATCCATATTGGTACGAGCATGAGTCATTAACTCTTGTGAACTTCTGAACCGGCGGTTCCCATTCTCATCTGTGAACGCATAGTTAGCAAGCAACCAAGGGTCATCAGGTAAAAGACTCGCGTCTTCCCATAAGCTTTTAACAGAAAGATACTGTCCATTCAAAACGTCATCTAACGTAGCGCCTTTAGCTATGTAATCTTCTCTTTCTTCTGGCGTGAACGGCCATTCAATACGATGGAACGCACGTTTAGTTATCTCAGCATCCACCATTTCTTTAGTTATCTTTTCAGATTTAACATCAACAGCCCATTTACGTAGTTCATTATCAGAGAAGTCTTGGAAGTTTCGTTTACCTAAAGCGCGCCATTCGTTCATAAGAGAACGTATACTCCCAACACCGAAGGACATTGTGCCAGACATCTTCTCAATAAAGTTGCCGTCTTCGTCAGTCCAGTTATCAAGGAATTGTTTTTCAACAAGTTGTTTAGCTTTCTCTTTAAACTCGTCTGGTCTGAAACCTTCTCTGTCTCTACCTAATTTAAAGGTTGCACCACCATTAGACATAATAAGATATGCGTAACCTGCAAGTTCAAAATCATCTACAATACCATTAAGCAAAGCATCCTTACCACCTGCTTCTCGTATGGCTTCCCTCGCCCATTCTGTAAATTCTAGAATAGCTGAGTTGTATGCGTTACTTTCAGGTCGATCTGCAATACCAACGATCCCAGTCCAAGGCCGCCAAGCATCCCCACCCATCGTAGTGTTTATAACACTTTCGATATTACCTTCGCCGCCATAATTGTAGAAGAACTCCATGTGATCTAAGAGTGATTGTTGTTGATCTATCCACCAGTCTTGTGCATATAAACCGTGAGTCGGATTATAGAAAAAATCATGCTGTAAAGTTTCAACTTCGTAACCAAAATTTGAGCCTTCAGGATCAGGTTCATTAAATTTATCTACCCAAAAATCAAAGAAATCTTCAACCAAAGGATTGGTGTCACCCCATAAATCTAACCAATTCCAATCACCTAGCTTACCATCAGCACCCGGAATGTAAGGGATCTGGCTGATAGGGATAGGAGGTGCAACGGGTAAACCTTCCCCTTGTTGTGCCGGCTGACCTTCAGGTGAGAATGGTTCACCCTCTAAAGATTCTATGGGATTTGCAGGAGAAGCTATGCCTGTAAATTCTGAGAAGGCTTCTGGGAAGTCAGTAAGAGAACCAGCCTCATAAGAATCTATTTGAGCGTCTACAAAATCTTGGAACGTGTACTCACCAGTACCAGCGTAATCAGCGAACTGCCATATATTACTAGCCATCATAAAGAAATCTGCGAATTGTTCTAAAACAGCTTCACCTTCAGAACCCATTTCCATAGTTAACAAAGCTATTATTTCTTCACGGGTTCCAAACCCACCACCACCACGAGTACGAGAATTATTAAACACCTCATAGATTTCGTCACTGATAGCGGACGCTTCGTACCCTCCCTCTATGTAAAAGTCAGCAAGTTCTTGAATGAAAGTTTTTAACCCTTCAGCACTTAACATAACTCCCGGATAGTTAGGTAAAGTTCCGGGTGGTTGCTCTGTTGGATCTGCCATCAAGTTCTCCTTCTCAAACCAGCATCAGGATAAAACTGCTGTTGCATAGCAAACTTCTTCAACCGATCAGAATCCCATCCCTGATCGGCAGGAGGCATAATAGTTTTACGATTAGGTTTCCTCCATATATGAGGAAGATCAGCAGATACTTCCACCCCAAATCTCGGAGCTAAACTAATAGCTTCTTCTTGATCTTTTATACTGTCATAACCAACGAACACAGCGTCACCATTCTGTAAATCTATTTGAACATCTTTAGGTAAAACCTTCTCAGGGTTCTGTCCTACCCGACGAAGCTCACCATTCATACCATCAAATATAGAAGGATCTTCCGCGCCAGCGATAATCGTCGAACCAGCTAAAGCAGAGTTCATACCAAAAATTTGATTAGCAAGCCCCGGATTTAAAGAATCAATGCTCTGATGCCCAGTACCTCGCGCACCTTTACCTATTACATTTCCTAATTTGCTAGTGAAATCAATAAGTTTACTTACGTGATCTGGGTTTGTTGCTAACCATGTTGTTACTGCCGCGCCACCAGCACCAGCTAGTAGCCAACCATATAATCTCCTACTATTTTCTTGACCATAAACGCTATCTTGATCGAATACCTTACCTTTACCCGGACCGCTACCTGACCCAGTATTAATTGGTAACTCACCCGAAGACTTGCCTCTAGTTATATCAAGCGCTTCCTTAACATCATCAAGATGGTATTTTCTTTCACGTAAAAATTTTGCTAATGCTTCTTGTTCTTTTGGTGTTTCACCAGTATTAAAACTACCATCAGGAAGAATTTCATCATCTTGATTAAACGGTTGTCTAGATAAATCTAAACCATCAATTATTTCGTCATCAGTTATGCCATCTCCAAAGTATGGATCTTGAGGTTGCTGTGCAATCTGCGCGTCGTAGTCTGCTATCATTCGATCTAATTCTTGAACATTCACATCCATATCTATTAGCTCAAAAAATTGCGCTAACTGATCGTCGTTATGAACATTTGTTCGTAACCAATCTTCATCAAATCCTAAGTCTTTTATTTTTTGATAATCCGCATCAGCGGCGTTAGCCATAAAAGAATCCCAACCATCATAACGAGGGATACCCATTTCGTCGCTTACCCTTTTAACAAAATCAGTAATGCCCTCATCCCATTCATCTGGTTTTGGTGAATTTATTTCATCTAAAAGTTTCTGTATGCCAGCATCAGGACTATCCTCTGTTAACATCTCTTCCATTTTTTCTATGCCCCACTCAGGACTTTCATGAAGCGCTCTTCTTTCACGGTTAGTTATAGCAGTCCTCATATAAGGCAACAGATCTTCTTTAGTAATCATCTCAGGGTATTCGTAACCCATCCCACCCTTAATAGGGTTAGCTTTATGTTCTTGTTTAAACAAACTTAAAGCCTCAGCTAAAGTATTAGGATCACGCCAAGGATCATCATCAATCATTGGAGCGGCACGATCCCAAAGAGACTGTACTCTTTCTGCGTTTTGGCTATAAAAAGCATCATCAAGTAAATCAGATTGAGATAACTCATCTAAAACTTGTCGGATTTGTTTCGGAGTCATCCCTCCATGTGCCGCAGTTTTGGCTCTAATATAATTTTCATATTCATTCATCTGGTGTTCGAGTTCCATCAACTCGTCATCCCATTCTTCTCTATTAGCCGCTCTATTAAGAGGAACAATATTGTCACCACCACTGCCTTGCACCATGTCAGTAAACTCTTTTACACCCGGATCAGGATAAGCACGTTTCTGCCATTCTTCTAAAGCTATTTCATATTCACGCACTGAAGCATAATCTGAAGGATCAGGCATATCGCGTCTAATCATTCCTATTGGATTTGGTCCTTGATCTGGACCAGCTAATCTCGGAGTTGATCTTGATATAGTGCCGTCTGGTAAAAGGATTAATTCTCTACTCTTTAATCTGTTTGCAGGATTAAGCCAACGTGTAAAAGATGTAACTGCTTTACCCATAGCGGCTCGACCAGCAGGTCCAAGAGCCATACCTATACCTAATTCAAGTCCCCATTCAAGAGCGCTATTAGGGATGAGAGGTATCAGATGATCGAACTTGCCTTGATGTGGTATCTTTGCAGGGTGTGGATCAATTTTAAATTCTTGATTACTAGAAGTAAAACGATTAAGCAATGTATTTTGCTCGGCTTGCATCCATTTTCTTTCGTCTTCAGTTGCATTCATCCACTCATCATCAGGGCGTAGCTTTACTCCCGGTCGTCTAGGATCACCACCAGAAGCTAGAACTTCTTCAGTGTTAGGTCCAACAAATGTCCCTTGCCTACCAGTTAAAACATTATTAGGTCGGTAAACACCATGAGTGTAACCAGCTTCAAATATGCCGGGTTTCTCTGAAAAAGGATTCTGTGTATAAAACTGATTTGTATAAACTGTTTCATTTTGCAATCCGACATTAGGATTAAAACCAGCCCTACCAGATGAAGAACCACCTCTTGTTGCAGGAATAACTTCTGGTTTCACATCCCACGCATACATAAGTTCTCTTGTTGAAACACCCAAAGTTTTAAGATTACCAACTATAGAATTATAACTAGGTAAACCCCATTGGTTCGCTAGAACATCAGCTTGTTTAATAAACAAATCGGATTCAACAGGATGTTCAAATGGGACATTCCCTATCTCCGAAGTTTTTGGAAGTCTAGTATCAAGCCCTTCAGCCCATTCACCCGGATCAGAAGTAACAGTATTACCTATTGATCTTTGATGAGCCATAGGTACACCCATCTCCATAACAGATATATGTATCGCTCTTAATAATTCCAAATAAGCTTCGGCCGCTTTCCAATCAGATGGGTTAACTGTCATTGGTTTCTTCCTGTCGGCATGTTGGTTAAGTTACGTCTTCTAGATATAACATTAGCTATCTGAGCGAACGGTTGTGGATTCACACCAGTCAACTGATTAGCTTTAGCTATACGTTCCTCTAAAGTTCTAAACAATTCAGGCTGTTCAGGAGTAGGTTCTAACGCTAACTCTTCACGTATCTCTCGTGCCATACGTTCATAATCACGCATCGTGTATGCATAATCTGTACCAACTCTCGCTCCTAAAGTATGACCAAAAGTATTTAATGCATTAGCTAACGAACCACTCTCACCAACAGCGGCTTCTTCTCCTTGTTGCTGTATAAGATCCAAGAAGAAACTAACGATAACATCCCTCGCCGCTTTTCTAGTAACGGCTCTAGGGTCTACGTAATCGTCATAAGTAACATCCATTTGATTAAATACTGTCCCTCGATCTTGAGTTGTAACATTAGGAACCTTTTGGAACTGACCCGGATTTAAACCTGCCTGATAAAAAGGTTTCGTAGCTGTACCTGAACCCCACGCTGGCGAGTTTTCTATTGCAAATATTTCTTCTTCGCTTAAAGCACCTGATTGTTTAGCGTAACGATAGTAATCAAAATCAGAATCGTTAGCTCCTATGAAAACATTCTCATCCCAGTTTTCATCTTGGTAAAATAATCTCATAGCAATATCAGCAACCGCCTGCTGTGCAGGTAAACCACCTCCACCAAAAGCTTCCTCAAACATTTCTTGATCCTCACCCAAAGGAGAATCTCTCATTTCTTTTATCTGAGCTTTAAGTTTCTCACGTACATTAGCTTTACCTTCATCAGAAAAAGTTCTACCACTTCTACTAGCAAGACTATCTAACCCACCGATCACACTCTCTATAGCATTCAAGTACCCTGTTTCTTGCCCACCCCTACCCGGAAGAGTTTCTAATTTACGAGCAACACTTCTGTTTATAACAGTGTCTAAGTATGCGGAACCATCAGGTGAAAGTTCTGCCTTAGGTGTATTTAATCCTTCTTGGAGAAAATCTACCTGCAACATTTGAAGAGCGTCAGTAGTTGGATCGGCAGTAGCTCCTGCTTCTCCACGTACAAGACCCGGAATTTCTAACTTGCCCCATTCGGCAGGAGCGCCCATGTAACCCCATGCGTATAACTCTTGTTGTATTTGTGCAACAAGCGAAGAGTATCCGTTTCCATCTCTCGTCTCGTTATATAGTCTGTCCATGAAATAGTGGGCATCCATTGGACCGATCTTGCCATTTGAAAATAAATCTTTAACGCTTTCAATATCTCCGAAAGCTGTGCCGTCGAAAGAAGTAATGAAACCTATTTTGTTTGCTAAGGATTCATCATCTCCATCGACAGAAGGTAGTATTCCTTCGCCAAGAGTTGCAACATCTGGTCCTAATAAAAGCGCTCTGTTGTTTCCTATAAGATCTTCAGTAGCGGCCATTATTGCTTTCTCAAAGTTTTCTGCTACTAGATGCTCAAAAGCGTTATGCCCCCACATTTGGTTCATGTTCGCTATGTTTACGCTAGCAGTTGATTCACCTGCTCTTCTATAACTAGGTGTGTCCATCTGATTACTCACAGAGTTCCCTAGCACTCTAAGAATCTCAGCCATTGTTTCTCTGCCGAGTTCATCTTCAGGTAGGTAAGGTTTATCCCATCCTCTTTCTTCCCAATCCCAATCCTCGTCAGGGTTAGCTGAAGCCATAATATCAAAAGCTCTTTGCAGTTCAGCTTGCACCTTGTCTTTAACTTGAGGGATCTTAGTCCAGTTGTCCGCAATATAATTGTAAACCATATTGCGGTTTTCTATATTACTCAGATCCAATAATTCAGCAGACGGTTTACCATCCTCTCCCATGAACTGTGTTCCACCTAACAGGATTGATTGTCCTAATGGTGCGCCTTCACGTTCTAATCGGGAAATGCCATGACCAGTAAGCCAGTTAATAAACTTTATGAAAGCAGTTTCTTTACTCATGGAATCGAAATGAATTTCTTTTATTGTTTCACGACCAGTGCCTTGTTCTGTTAGATCGCCACCGTCAGAGTCATAGTAATCAGCAGAGTCTCTTCTTGCATCTTGTTCTCTTTCTTCTTTTGTTCCTAAGAGCCATTCATCAAGCCATGTGAATGGGCCTATAAAATCAAGTGCGGCCTCACCATATTCTCCAGTTCTTTTTACCCATCCCTCAAGTGGTCTACCCAAGTGTCTATCTAAAGACTGAATACCTCGACCAAAGTTTTCAACACCTGTTCGGTAATGATCCCCTTCTGGTCCCATGATTGTGTCATATAAGGCATCACCACCTCGACCTATAATGTCATGCGCTTCATCACGAATCTCTTCTATTGCTGGAGCCATCGCTTCATTAAGACCAGTCGGATCAGGTAAACCCATATCACTCATTAGACAAGAACCCCTGTGTTGATATTAATATTGCCACCATCATATTTAGCTAACCAACTCTCTCCGATCAAAGGTACGAATACACTATAGAATAGCTCATTCAACCATGGTTTGTTATTGCTAAATGATTCTAATACTCTATAATACTGCGCTCTTAAAGCGTCACGTTTTGCTTGAGCGTCAGGAGTAGTCAACCCTTGCAATGCATCCATCTTGTCTTGGAACCCTACAATCGTAGCCATAGCAGTTAACACATCTTCCTTATGTAACCCTTCAGGAGCTAGTTCAGGTGTTTCTAAAATGAGCCTAAACTGGTGTATAGTTTCCTCCCTACGTAACCTAGAAGTACCAGTAGTAATAGAATGATTGAATACAGGATGTTGACTCTTAAACGATTCAAGCCATATATCCCACTTATTTTGCACCTCCTTAGTGTCCATGCCAGCACTTTTAAGCGCTTCCTTTTGTTTCAAATACCTGACCCTATGTTGACTGTAAATACCATAAGAAACATTAAAGTAAAGACTCTCTAAGAATTCTTCAGGTGTTCGTAAAGAACGCAACCCTATATTCACTTGTCTTTGTTTAGCTTCAGCTACATACTCATCATCTTCAGGATCAAAATCTCTAGGCATAAAGAAAGGACTCGCCATCTTGAATGATCTAGTGAACTCGTCGTTATTAACTAGCCAACGATTAGCATCTTGTGTTGTTTCTAAAACAGCGAAAGGAATCTTTTCATAAGCACTGGTACGGAATGGTGAGAACTGCATAGCATTAAAATCCTCACCCGTTCTAGCTTCTATGTTCTTAACCCATTGAGGGTAAGCTTCTTCATAAGGCATACCTAATTCAAGAAGATCATAAAACTCTGAGTTCCATTCCCAATTCTCATTTAATGTAAGGTCAGCTAAGTAACCTGTACCAGTACCAAAGAACCATGTCATAGCTTGAAGCAACTGGTATTGCTTCGCCATAGCATCAACCTTCTCTAAGAATGCTTCTTGAAATAAAGCAGGGTTATCGGCACTAGCAATCTCTTGCTCAGTAGGTATCTTATCTTGCATAGCTAAAAACTTGAGAACATCAATCTTTGCTTTGTTCCTAGCTTCACCTTCAGGCCCATCAATATTAGCTATCTGCAAACTTCTTGTTAAAATCGCTGGCATGAAAGAAGACCAAGTAGCTTTCCACAATGACTCAGCGTTAGAGGAAACCTCACTCACACCTCTGTATCTGCCACCAACTAGATTAGCTTCAAACATCTTTCTGATCTCAGGGTCACGACCTGATAGATAATTAATTGGTGTAGCTAACAATGGACCAAATCCCATACGTCCTATTGTTTCAAGGTCATAACCCGGAATGACTTTAAGGCTTGTAGCTAATCCCATTGATGGTCTAATAACTGAACCGAGTTCCCCACCGAAAACATTCTTAACTATCGGAGTGCTGTCAGCTATAGCTAACATCGCTGTTGTAGCTACTTCGCTACCCGGAATGATTAGTTTCCTTTCACCGAATTCATCTGTTTGAACAAGTCCGCTATACACGCCAGCAGTCATTGTTAGATGCAGGTTACGTAACATCAACGGATTGTGCTTTAAGCTTCGTCCGACACGACGAAGGAAGTTGTCTTCAGCGAACCAGAATGGAACCATTGTCCCTACCATCTGCTGGAATTGTGAACGTATCCGATGATCGTCGATGTATGCGCTTGTTAGTGTCATTGCTCTTTGTGTCGCTACATCTCTGTGTGTTTCAAAGACTCGTTTCTTGTGGTGCATCATGTTAAAGAAATCGTCTTGCACACCTCCGACTGATCTCTTCCGTCTAAATGTTATATTGCCTTTTTTATTTCTTGTTGGGCGCATAGATATACGAACATCTTTACCGTTAATATCTTTTCGTTTCATAGACATAAGTCTTTCAACGCCATCCCATTCAGGACTATTCATATTTGCATTACTTATAGCAACAGCTAACGCTTCAGGATCTCTAGCTTCTAAAGCAAAAGCTATCTGAGTCATTACATCATCTGGATCTGTATGAGCTAACTGCCAATCTATTTCTGCAAAATCTGTGAAAGGTTGCTGATCGTATTGTCCAAACTCATCAAAAATATTATCTGTTTCATCTCCTGTTATTACATAATGTAAATCTTCTTCAGCGAACTGTGATCTGTACTCATACGTACCAATCCTTGCTTGACCAGTCTGAGTAGCAAATCCTGCTTTTACATCTTTCTCTGATACTTCAGCATAAATATTACCTCTGTCGTATGTTCTTCTGCCTCTAATTTTTTTATTTCTAATAGTTTCTTTAGAGACAACATCACGTTTCGCTCTATCAAAATTACGACGGATACCTATCGTTTGATCCCAACCAAGCATCAAATAATGCTGGAACATAGGTTCCCTTACCATCGCACCAATCATGGGATTAACAACACCATCAAACCAGTTTCTTAAAACAGTAGTCCAAGCGTCACTAATTTTTTCTCCAATCCCACCAGCTTCATTAGTAACAGGAACGAAAGCTAAAATATCTTTAGGTGCATGAGGCCACCATCTACCATCTGTAGCGGCACGATGAACTCTATGAGCGCTAACAGGTTGACCACTTATGGTTTCACGTATCCAAGGGTAGAACCATTCTTCTTGACCGACACCACGCCGTGAACCACTTGACAAAAGATCAATGAGTTCTTGTTTAGCTAACAAAGCGTACTCTTCAGCAGTAGCACGAATACCATTCATAGGCACACGTTGTTCTTCTACAAGTTCTGCGTTTGCAAACCAATCAACAGCGTCAGGATCTATTTCAGTTCCTTCTTCTAAAAGAATAAACCTGCCAGTTTTATCTTTATAAATCTTGACTGTGCCTACTTGTGGTTGCCCATCAAGCATATGAATAGGAGTGAAACCTCCGGGCTTAGGAGATAGAAGATGAGTCCCTCCAACACCTATCATTGTTTCATTCTTTAATCCACCTTCACCAAATTCTTTAGCACCAACAACACCACGCCCTGTTACTTCTCCAGTAATAGGATCACGACCACCTTCAAATCCAAAGAAGTCATTCCAATGCTCACCAGATATATCGTCAGCTAATGTTTTATACTCAGTAGTACCTTTAACACCGTTTCTTGTTACGGTAGTTCTAAACTCAGGACGGCTATGAGAAGCAAACCCACCTTGATTAAACAAAGATTCAGAGTTCACATCTAAAGAACCAATCATTCCTCTTGCTGAACCTGTCGCAACATCAGAAGCAGTTGCTAGACCATCATCCAACATGTCAATAAGCGTTTCGGATATAGCACTAGCTACACGATCATCAGCACTACCAACTACCACAGGGAAATAATTTCCAGTCTGTGTCCACTCTTCCATCAAAGCTACTTGAGCAGATAAAGTTTCACCTACATTACCCGGATGTAGCAACCTAGCGGCTTTAGTAGCTTCGTCAGCAGATATACCAATAGTTGTTAATCTTTCTCCAAGCGAATCTACAAATGTGTTAAACCATTCTTTTGTTAACCCACCACCGGGACGTAGCATGTCTGTATATTTTTGCGCCAATCTAACAGGTACCATCGGCATGAATAAGCGTGACATTCCGGGAGGTAAAGGAAGATCCATTCTACCTTTTGCTCTGCCACCAGCGGAACCACGGTGAGAAGACATAATGAATTGCTGTCCTTCAGGTGTGCCAGAAAGATAACTTACGTATGCTTTCATGCCACGATCTATTGCTTCATCAAAATTGTCAGTAAGTTTTGCAATATCAAGTTGATCTGGGTCACTTAATAGAAATGCCATGAGGTTCCAATCGGCACCTATTTCAACACCAGCGGCATCTTTAGGATTTAAAAGCATATCCCAAATCCATTGCTCTTCTCCGGCTCTGCCTTCAATGAACTCATCCACAGCATCTATGTAACCCATGTCACCTGAGACTACAGAAGATATTAATTCTCCTGTTTCATCTATCGCTTCGTCAGGAATAATATTGTTATAAGCTTTGCTGAGTTTATCGAATGATTTGGGGTCTTTTCTTAAAGCTGTTAAAACAATCTCTTCTGGATTAGCAGTAGCTAAATGTGCTAAATCAAGATCTGCTATAAGAAGTTGCTCTGAAAGATGTCGTAACTTTTCTCTAGTGTTTACAGGTACATGATGCATTGCTTCTTGTATAAATCTTCTAGCGGCTTTATCTTCACTAATCATGTCAAGTCTTTGAGCGACAGCTACAGATTTAGGAACACCATGAACAGAACTGCTATCAATGGTACTGATGTATTTCAAATCTGTATTTTCACGAACACCAACCATTGCCATTTGAACAAGATTATTGATTGGGTTATCTACACCTGTCTGTCTTAAAGCATCATCTAAAGTATTTTTTGAATAGTTAAGATAGTTATCAAACCCACCGAGAACATCTTTCATTTGTGCATCTAATATTGTTGGATGAGTGTAAGTACGTATAATCGCATCTACTCTTTTATCGTGATCTACATCTACTGCACGACCAATTTTTTCAGCAAGCTTATGTTTTGATGGTAGCCCCGGAATTTTATCTCTTACATTATCTAACAGTAAACTAAACTCATTGGCTTTAGAATCAGCAAATTCAAATAATCTTTTACTGGTTTTACTTGGGCTGTACCATTTCTTTGCTTTGATATCTTTTTCAATACCTGCACGTACTTGTTTGAAAACTTCTACTCTTTGATCCTCAGTCATAAATTGCCATTTGTATGGCTTCGCTTCAATAGATTCTTTAATAGCTCTAGTAGTAATTGCGTAGTCTCCTACACCAGCGAACTCATTGAATGATCTCCACAGTCTAGAGAAAGGCCGCCAGAACAATGGCGCTCTTACAGCATCAGCTACAGTTTGACCATCAGCTAATTTGTCAGTACCTTTCATCATTACACGGCGACCGTACTCATCCCATACTGGATGCATATCTACAGCTTTACGTGCCATCTTCTGTTTCAAATAATTAGTAGGACCTTCACGCCACCACCATGTAGCAAGCTCTTCCCCACCGTTACGAGCAACGTAACCTAATCGTAATAGAACTGCTGGTCGCCAAGCACGAGCAATAAACTTATCTATCTGCGGTAACGGTAGCCCCCATCCGAGTCTTCTATACATAGACATGTATCTTGAAACAGCCGCCAACTCTCTGTAATCAGGAATTACATTTGCTTTAGCAAACTGAGCTAAATGTTCTTGGCTTGGATGAACAGCTACACGAACATTAAGACCATGTATTCCAACAAAGTCTTCTGCTACTTGACCATATTTATGGTAGCCGTGTCTAACAAATCGTTCGATGAATTTTGTTACATCTGAACCACCCATTAAGATAGCTCCTGATCTACCTAAGAAGTCAAGATAAAATTCTGTAGTTACTCTCCACCTATCAGCTTCATTGCCTAGAACGTAGTCACGGAAGAAGTGATCTATCTGTGTCCGTGGCATATCAGCTAGAACACCCATATCAACTAATGCTTGGAACTCTTGAAGTCCAAGATTAGGATCAGTTAAATCTAAGTGCCTTGCCTTGGGAACATAGGTTGTTAGTTTCTCTGCGAACTTAGCAGGATGATACATCAAAGCTGTAGCAGTCGATCTCGTTATGATACCTGTTCTAGTCAACCAATCAAGTTCACCATTCTGGCTACCAGCGCCATGTATCTTCGAGTCAAAGTATTTATCTTCTAGCTCTTTTCTTTTTCTTGTATAAAGATCTTTAGTCTTTTTAAATGCAGGAGGTTTTTTTACAGTTAATTCTAATACACCTGTGTCTGGATTTTTTTGGAAATGCCATCCATCAGCTTCATACCAATGGTAAAGGTCAGACATCTCTGCATCCTCAAGAATAAAGAGAGGTGCTTCTTTCTCAAAAATTTCTACTGCGTCTTGTATCTGTTGGTAGTCGTCATGGTTCAACCCCAACTCATCGTAGCTATGAGAGAGTTCTGCTTTGTCTGTGAGTCTTGGGTCTTTAAGAAGTCTGTCTAAATCAAGTTCATCTATATCTTTACTTAATTGAATTGCCCCTTCTTCGATACCTTCCCATACTTTTCTATGTACATAATTTCCTTGCTTAACTAAAAACTGTGCAGTTAAACGAGCCATATCAGCTTTAGCTTCTAGGTCAACATTATAAAAGTCTTGTGTCTTCCGAACCCATCGTTTAGTTTTAATCCACTGTTCACCGAAAGCTGAGATAGCAGGTATCCACATAGCTTCAGGATCAACACCACCTAAACTACTTGCCAACCCTTTCATACCTTCAGCACTCTCTAAGAATTCCCAGTAGCCTTCGTGATCTGCAAGACTAGGGAATGACCTATTAGTCATCCCTCTCATCTCTATTGGATCTTTAAGAATGTCATCCCAAACAATCCAACCTTCGTCTGTAGGTGAAAACTTCTTTCCATACACACCACTATCTGGAACATTATGGAATCCACTTATATCAGCTTGACTGATTATTTCACCAGTAAAATCATCTATGATTTCAAAGTAACCATTTTCATTAATGTACGCTTGATCTACTACAAGATTCATTTTCCTTCGCATCATGTGATGTTTAAGCATGTCTGGCATTATTGAACGCAGTCCGGGAACATCACGTAGCAACTGTCCTATCGGATCAACTACATTGAATTCTCCTGCATCTATTAGTTCAGCTTGTTTCTGTTTCCAAGTCTTAGACCCATCTAAGTAGGCTTCAGTTTTTTTAAACTGCATCTCAGCTAATTGCTGTGCATCTAACTCTCCGAAAGCATCAGTCACCCTGTCAATAAACCGATTGTGTGCATGACCTTGTGCGCGTAAAACAAGTGGGCTTGTTCCTATCCTAACTGCGGCTGATTGCCATAGATCACGTAGCGGTTGGAAAACAGGAATGCCATCTATGGTAGCGGCGGCATCACGAGCTTTTTTAGGTTGTTTAATCCAATCAGCAATCTCATCTGTAGGATCAGAGAAAGTTCCAGTAGTAGGATTCCAAACTTTTAAATCTTTAAAAAGTTGCCCACCTTGTCCCCCTCTAATCGTTTTCCAAATCCTGTCCTCTGTGCGAACAGTCATAGCAATTCTTCTTTGAAGATCAATTAGATTCTTTGTGTACTCACTACCCCGCACACCAGATTTAATAGCTTTATAAATCTTTACATAAGCACCACCAGCCCAAGTCATAGGATCTAAAAGGATCTCTATACCAAGAGCGCCGACACTTCCAACTATCTTTCCACCTACACTATTAGGAGAAACATCATAAGGAGACACAGCATTAAATCCTCTGATGGAAGCATCAAAGATTGTCAGCTTCCCAGTCTCTAATACTTGTAAAGCATCTAAAGAATTTTGATTATCTAACGTAGATTGCCACGCTTCAAATCTTGCTTGTGCCGTTCGTTCATCACCTTGTGCTTGATTTAAAATAAGTTCATAAACTCCTTGCTGGCCATCAGCAAGATATGATCTCAAAAGATTTGTTTGTTCTTTACCTACAAGCTCAATAGATTTTTCTAACGTACCAGCATAAAAAGAATCGTTCTGCCGTTTAGTCGCATTCCACGCTTCTCTCCATTTAGCAGGGTTACCCATTTGAGCGCCTGCTAATGGATCCCAACTTGCAATACCACCATACCTTTGTGTTAGATAAGCTCCTGTTCTACCAAGTCGAGTAGCAAAACGTGAAGGTTCCATTACTGCTTTTTCCCAAAGAGTGCTTGTTGCTTTACCAGCTACGAAACCGACAGCACGTATAGGAGCCATCCCCCATTTAACTGCTGAACCAAAATGTTCTTCAGGTAATAGTGGGATATCCCATGTCAACATACGTTTCCACAAAGCATCTCTACTAGCATCAGGTATTTCATACCCTGCGTTTAAAAGAACATTCTGCGTAGCTACAGGAAGAGAATTAAATTCTGCCTCTTGTAACTGGTGAGGCATAGCCTCCATTTTTTCTTTCATCATATTGAAATCAACTTGAGTGTGACCATCAAGAAAAGTATCAAGCATATCATTATCTGATTTAGAAGAACTAGCTAAAGCAATGAGAGTATCAGGAGCATCTTTTAAATAACGGTCACCTCCTGCTTTAAGCAAAAGTTGCATACGCCTACCGTAATGCTCTTCATCAAAAGACGAATACTCTTGGAAAGTTCCTATGGCTTTTCTATTGCCAGCCCGTTCAGCCATTAGCTAATTGTGCCGCCGCTTCAGCGAGTAGCGGATCTCCTGTAGCAGAAGCCCAAGAAGAAACCAATACAGCGGCTTCTTGTTTTGGAGATGGCATAGAAGTTATAGAGGGTCTTTGCCCAAAGGTTTGTCCCGGTGCAGTTAAAGGTTTAACCTGTGGAGTAAATGCTTGCGCCGCTTCAATAGGTATAGGTTGACCTAACGTAGTTGGTTGCTCTGGTCGCTGTGGTCTAATAGGAGGAGATGCTTGTTGCATCCCACTTAAATCTGGAGCTACCTCACCACCTTGGAGGGGTACCCCACCCATATTAGGATTCATACTATCTGCTGTAGCTTGAACAGTGCCGTAATCGCCACCGTGTTCTAACCCTACGTTTTGTCTTTTCCTTGGCATTAGATACCTGCCTGTAATGCACCCACTAATTGAGCGGCGGCTTCAGGAGTCATCTCTTGCCCACCAGTAGGAGGGCCTCCTTGCGGAGCCATACCTTCTGGACCAGCCGCTAAACCGGGTGCTTGTTCTGGAGCCATAGCCATACCCTGTTCAGGTGGTGGTGCTACAGCCGCTTGCTCTTCACGAATCTCACTATCGGCTTTTTCGATAGCCTCAAAAATATCAAGACCCTTCCTACGATGCTTCTCAATCTTAGAGACATACACCACTGGCAACTGACCGGACAATGCTTGTTGCTGTATCGCCGCCATAACTGCCTCCTCAAGTTGTTCTTCATCTACCCTACGTCCTTCAGCTTCAGCATCCTCAATGAATGGATGCTTAGTACGGAAAGTACGTAAGCTGATTCCTTTCATTGAAAGCAACTGACCTAATTGTATCGTCGTGCCTTGAATGTCTGCGCCGGGAATTGAGTACGAAACAACATTGTCATGTGTTTCAAAGTGTTCGTTTGGAGTGAACTCTACTTGTCCAAAATCTCCAGCGTAGCCAGTGAACATAGAGAACTGTTTGCTACCAAAGTAACCTTTGTAAGTAGCGAACAGGCATTCATTTAGATGAGGAAGATGAGCCTCCATAATCTCTTGCATCTCTTGGATGCGCGGATCAAGCGCCGCGCCCATAAGGGAATCAATTCCTCTTCCGGTACGGAGCGCTCCATAGGTTTCTCCACCAATCTGGGGGACGGTTCCTGTTGAAATACGAGCATTTCTTTCCAATCTGTCGATCGCAATGTTTGTGCTCGGATCAGGAGTTGATTTTAATTCGCCGATAGCTTCTGCATCGAGGAGTACATTTACTTCTCCTTCACGACCGTCTTTCCATTCACCTCCGACGATCATGGGTACCTGACCCGATCGTCCTATTATATACCTATCAGGAAAGATTGCTTTTTCTTGTGCAAGTATTTCCAATGCCATCATTTTTGACATAAGATCTACGATTCCAACTACGTTAGAAACAGAGGAAGCTATCTTATCTAATGAAACTCGACCCGGAGTTATAACACAAGGCATACCAGATTTGTTAGGCGCACGAGATAGTTCTATTTGCGTACTATGATATGGGTAGGTTTGATTATGATGATTATAACGTGGTCCCATTATTCCAATAACAATGTGTTCTTCATCCACCCATTCGCACACATCCCACAATTCTTGACGGGCGTTCTTATCTGAAGGCACAGGTCCACCATTCTCTTGCCTAGCGGCAGGATAATGAGCACGTAGCCAGTCGCCTGACTTGCCGTAAATGAAACCACAGTTACGTGGAACTTCTACATCTTCATATGCTTTAGGTTCTGGGTACACACCAAGAGGATCACGAACATCAATACGTGGTACCCCCTTGTCAAAATCAGGAGTAACTACTAGACATGATGTGGCGTATCCAGCTAGATGACGATATGCCCTACGCATCTTTAGTTTATACTTTGAAGAATACCACGTAGCGGCAAGTGCGCGTCTACGGATATCAGCGTACTCACGGGAACGAACACCTCGTTCTTTAGACTGGTCTATAGCAGGACATCCGATGAAAGGCATAACTGATGAGGCTCGTTGAGCTACAGCATCAATGTTCTCTGCTATAAGAGCAGGAGTTAATGGAGGTAAAACAGGTTCATTCTCCATCGAAGGCAAAGGAATTACATATTCCCCGTTATATCTTTCTTTAACTTCAAGCATTCTTTCCAATAAAGGACTTTGGATATCCTGCCTTTGTCTTATAATTCCTACTATTTCATCAAAGGTATACATTAAAAAACCCTACTATTAGATACACTTGTCTTCCAAGGTAGTCCTTTAAAGCTGAATTGTGAAGAGTCAACACTATATGATTGTTTCCTTTGCCGCCAGAGTATCCAAATGAACCATAATGCCATAACTTGATCCTGTCTTAGTTTAGTACCACGTTTTAATGGCCGCCATGCTTTCAACTGTCTTATTAGTTCATCAGCCTGATGGCGTGTGGATGGATCATCTGCATAAGGAATGTCAATTTCACCACGCATAAACGATAAAGCCATAGAAGGAACTCCAATAGTTTCATCATACTTATTCACACCAGTTAAATGTTCTCTCACACGAAATCCATATCGTTCAGTCATCTCTATAAGACGCTCATCACGAGATAAACCTTTCTGGAATACCATCGCTTCGATAACAACATCTGATACTGATGCACCATTCTGCCCGCATCTAAGTATCGCTTCTTCAACAATGCCTAGTATCTGCTCATTACGGGTAAGCCCGACATCCTCTCTAACGAAAAGAATCTTTAACTTATCCTCATGCGGAGTAGCCGCTATAACACAGTTATTAGAACCCAAAGCAGGATCTAACCCAATGTAAACAGTGCAGTCCTTTGGTGGATGATGATTCACTGAACGTAAAGGATTCAAACATTTCTGTATAGATTCCTCATCGAACGTAGCTTCAGCAGAAGAACTTGGCTGTTGCATATAGTTACGTGACCATGCCTCTTCACCAACCTTGCGTCTAATCCTGTCAAGCGCATCCATAGAGAACATTTCAGGCCACAACGGTTCAGGTTCACCCTCATCGTTAGTCACTATCGCAGGGAATCTAATCACAGAAAGAATATCTGGATCTATCTCATTCATTACACGTTCATAAAAATCGCCTTCACCCACACGAGTACCATTAATACTTGTACGACCATTCTCACCCGGACGGGTTAACCAGTCCTGACGGAAAATCTCGAACATCTGTTCGGTAAGGTTCAACGAAACACGAGATTGAATATCATCAATATGCAAATGATCGGTACGTGTACCAGCGATCTTCGATCTCCAACCTAAAGAAACCATCGAATAGTCACGCTCATCGTGACTAGCCTTCTTAAATACGTTAAAATAATCAGCACCCCACGCTTGAGCAGTTTTACGACCACTCTGGTTTTGAGGTACGAAAGGCCCATATTTAGCTACATATTTAGGGAAAGGTCCATGAGGTTCCATCCTAGAACGTATACGCCCAAGAATTTTGCGAGCCATGTCTTGGCCCTCAGATCCGACGGTGATCCTGAATTCGGGGTTGGTCGCCAGTTTGTAGCAGAAGTAGTCCTCGGCCAACGTTGTTTTGCCGTGTTCTGGAGGCCAAAGGATGAGGGTGATGTTTCCGGGTGGTGTGTTTTCATACGCTTCGATGGCTTTGATATGGAACCAAGGGGACATGTGGCCGAAATAGTGACTTCTGAAACTTTGAAACGTGCCGTCCCACTTATCTACACCGCCGTCAGCGAGAGCTTTCGCCCTGATGGAGTCAGCTTTCTCAGCGAAGTCAGGTATCCTTTGTCTCCACTTGTCATAAGCGGATCGTGTGACACCAGCGATAGCACACGCCTTAGAGATAGTTCCATGCTCCGCGAGTCCTTCAAGGAACAATTCACGAGTCTTCTGTCCCCTGACTTTGCTGACGTTGCCGCCATGTTGTTCATGCGTAGCGTTAGTCATGGCCCCCCTTGGATCAATCAAAGACAGAGTGGGCTACCTCTAA